GCCGGATTCTACACGCAACGAGTGCCTTCTTGGTTCGACAAGCCCGCCGAGACGACGCCGTCGGCGCGGTACAACGCGTGCGACAACGGTTCTTCCGCCTCCTTTGATACCCATCGGTTCAGCGACGGGGTTATTATCTCCTGGTCTTCCGGGTGCGAGCATTACGTGGGACGAGGACGACAACGACATGGACCACGCACAAGCACAAGCGCAAGCACAAGCGCAAGCACAAGCGGGCTTACAAGCACAAGAAGCGCAAGACGCACAAGACGAGGAGGAGATGGTACGGCTCGCCCTCGAAGTCAGTCTACAGGAGGAACACGAGAGAGCCGTAAAGGCCAGTTTGCAAGAGGAAGAGGCGCGACAAAAAGCACAGAAAGCCAAGCGTGTCGAGGAATGCCAGCAGAAATACGGGCTCGTCCAATCCCGTTTGCGCCTGATGCGTCACCCTTCCGACCCTCTTGTGGACGCGTGGCTAGAATTGGTGGAACAGTACGTGGAAGGGATTCCCCCGGATTTTTCTGCCGAGTTGCGCAAGGAATTGGAAGCGTGGCTGGAAAAGAGGAGTCGTGTTAACCCGATGTGGAATGTGCTCCGGGAGTTGTTGGTGTAACGAATGAAAAAAAAAAGTGATGTGGTAATAAATAGTTTCTTGATTCTAGAAAAAATGAAGGAAGTCTATACACGAAATTCACACGGCGGTGGTACGGAATCGCTCGTCGTGGTGGAGTTTCCTTTTCCTTTTCACCAACTCGTTCGTTTTGTCCTCCAGCAAGGCGTTGCGGCCACGTCGTCCCGGTATTTTATCATCAATCGTTCGGCAACGCCTGTTTATGGCCATTTGGAACATGTAGTGTTCAATCTCATGATGCGCATGGCGACGGGAAGGGGGTACGAGGACGTGTGGGGTCTTTTGTTGGAAGGGCACGCACCGGTGCGCGAGGAAACGAGGTCTCCCAGTGCGGTACCTGTTACTCTAGAACCCTGGGAAACATGGGATGATGCCGATTTCCGGCGCGTCAGCATCTTGTCGTTTGGGAATGGATGGGATTACTATGATACGGAATGGTTGCTCCAAAAATGGGAATCCGCGCTGGGGCTTTTCGATGACGATATCCTGTGCCTGTGCACCCCGGTGTATCCCAAGGACCTGTACAATGAAAAGGTGCCCCCCGGCATGGTGTTCCGGGAGGTGGAACGCTTTGCCCGGGTGAAGGGGGAAGACGTTCTTAAACGAAAATTTTTTGCGCTCCACTTGTTGTGTCGAGATCCTCTCGGGAAACAGCTTTTTTGTTTTTTTCATGAATATCGAGGGAACGAAACACCGGGCCAGATTTTCGACGCCCTTTATGATATGTACGACAAGCTTCCACCGGACCATTATTACAGGCCCTTTTTGTTGGAAAAGAATTGTGCGGTGTTGGATATTCACCGGCGGTTTTCGTTTAAACCCTACATGCTTATCCATCAGTTCTTGTCGTACCACGGCATGTACGTCTCGAAAGACTTTTTCCAGCTCTACCAGCGTGACATCGTGGCCGGTTTCGCCGCACATCGGAAAGAGCTTCACATGACCCCCTACGTTCCCGAGCACTGGAAGGAGCCCGATATCGACGTGTTCCTAGAAACGGAACTTGCGACGTTGTACGACCGTATGGGTCACCACGTTCAATGGATTGGAAAATGGCATCTGGAAACACTGTTAAAAGATTCCCTCCTGTGGTCCGCGATGCGGGCCGTCTGGGACTTTATCCCCCGTCGCAACCTGAATCTCTGGGAAAAGTCGTCCTTTCGCTACAGCGAGTTCCAGCTCAAGATTGGACACGAATTCCGCCTCTTGTTTGACCCCAAGACGATACGGTCCATGACGGGGGTCCAAAAAAAGAATTTTGATAAAATTTTTCACAAAACAAAAAAAATAAAATAATCTATTTAAAGAAATGACCGTTTACGTGATGTTGAATGAAACAGTTTTTACGATTGATTTCGGTCGATTTTATACTCCTCTTTTGTTGATTGATGTGAAGGACTATCATATAAAGTGCGACATCAATAACAAGTTTTTGTTTTTCATTGAGAATCCTAGGGTGAACATCCAATTGATTTCTGGTTTTTTCGATTTTTATTTCAAGTCCAAGCCCGAGGACTATATGATGGGGCAGGTAGTGTCCAAGATTCTGATTTCATATCGAACGCTGGATTCGGTGTGGGAGGCGAGTGATAATATCCGGAACGTGGTGGATTTCATGCCGTGTGTCCTTTTTACCAAGGGCTTGTATCTCCAGGAAATGCTGATTTATATGCCGTTCCAGAAGCCCCTGTATCTCAAGGAGCTCAAGTATTACTTTTTGCCCAAGGAAACGGGACAGTGTGTCATCTGCATGGACGATAAGAACGACCTCATCAATCTCCACCAGAACGACTACAAGCATGTCGTATGTCCCGAATGCATCCTCAAATTGGAGAACGAGTGCCCGATATGTCGCCAAAAGTCCGAGGTTATCGTCTCCTAGTGTTTTTTTTTTTTACGGTGATAAAAAAAAATTAGAGCATTCGAGGGTTTACACCGCAGGGATTAAGTAATCAAACAGGTTTCCCTCCGCGTCGCAATAATCCACATGGTCCCATTCTCGGGAGGGACGTCCCTTGCCACGCCACGAACACGAGGGTTTACAACAATCCTGCATCGTCGTCACACAAAAATGACCTTGCGACCGGTCGCCCTGACAGTGCCGTGTCAGTTCGAGTGTAGGCGACGGTTTTGGGAGGGTATCGTCGTCTTCCCTTTTCAGCCCTGTGAGCCGGTACAATCCCTCGGGGCATCGCACTGGCTCGGCTCGAATCTCGACAAAGTTCTGGTGCAACATTTCCCTATTGGTACGGACACAGCTGTCCTCGGCGTGTGGGTGGGCACCGAGCGCTTTTTCGCAGTACTGCTTGGCCTTGTCGGGGTCCTCGAGCCACTTGATACCCCCTGAATAACAGACGTGCGGGTCCGCGTACGCCACCTCGGTCCAGTCCTGGAACGTCGTGGGGAACATACCTTTGGCACACGGTCCTCCTTGGCAGTATTTCGAGGAACAGTCGCTGTTGCACGCGGTAAAATAGCCAAAGCCACCTGCGCCCATGAACACGTCAAACTGGTACGGCATGACGTCGTACCCGCTATTGATGATTTGAAGCACCAAAAAAGGAAAGTCATCGCGCCACACCCTCTCGGCATCGAGCAACTGGACCTGGTAGCATTTCCCACAGTCGTCATCCGTGGACGACCCGGCGACGCCGTACAGGAAATGTTCCGATAAATTATCGTACTCGGCCGCGAGGACCATATCGTTGGACAGGAGAGCGTGATGATTGCAGGCGTAGCCGTACGTAGACGACGGGGAAGCGAACCCGTTGTTACACGCGCTGGGAAATTCGATTCCTTGGAAAAGACGGGGTTGTGGAATGGACCCATAGGTAGAGGGCAGTGTCGAAAGATTCCATGAAAATAAACTGTGCATTTTATTTTTATGTTGTAAAAGTCCATCCTCTTAACGTTTCCTTTCAAAAAAAAACTTTTCATCTTGCCTACTTACAGAGATTCGTTGGAACAAACAGAAACAAAAATGACGCTTACTACCCTTTATATTTCGCGACCGACGGTGCTTTCTGTCGTCACCAATGGAGTCCCGACCGAGACCCTCGTTCACTTTATTTCGCTGTCCAGTGACATTCAGACCAGCGTGGCCTACCTCACACCCTATTCGGAACCGACCGCCTACACGTCCATTTTTTTTGAATGCACCGTTCTAACTCCATCCTATTCCTTCCTGACAGAATTCAACTGGCAGGCCAACGACCAGACGTGGAGGGGTGTAAATCCCATTGTCGTGAAACAAACCACGTACAGCATCTCCAACCTCAATCTACAATCCATCCTCTCCAACATTGTCGTCGTCCTCGAAACTGTAAGTACTCTTACCGTCGTCAACAATGCCCAGCGCCGTGTCATCTATGTGGGCTACAACCTTGTAAACGATTATATTTCGAGCCAAATCGACGCGTGGAAAGCCGCCAACGTTACCCACATCCTTCTTACGTTTATCACACAGGAGGACCCGTCTCAACCCCTTTCCGACCAACATTCAATGACGGTACCTTTTAGAACTTTATCCTCCACCAACCAGGACAAACTCCTCCAAAATTTCGTCGTGGGGGTGTCGTACGGTGGTGCCGCTGCCATGCCCGTGCCCTACAGCAACACCTTTGACCTCGCGACCTCGCACTACCGACCGACGTCTCAAGGGGGTAAAGGAGCCGAGGGCCTCGCAGCCGACCTCATCCAGCTATGCGGCACCAAACTCGCCAAATTTTATGACCTGGATATCGAGGGCATTGCCCAGATTTCCGATAATACACCGACGACCCAATTCTTGGGTGCGGTGTGCCAGGCTCTCAAGACCCAGAACCCTGCGTGCGTGATTAGCCATGCACCCCAGACCCCTTATTTTGACCCATCCTTTGGCTCCGTCTACGTCAACCTCTACAAGACCTACTCGCAGTATTTCGATTGGTATAATATCCAGTATTATAACAATGGGGAGAGCAATACGTACCAAGACATCTTTGTCAATTCGGACGGCACGGACTGGCCTGGTGTCGCTGTTCTCCAGCTGATTCAGGACAAGGGCATCAACCCGTCCTACATCGTGGTCGGCAAGCCGGTGAATGCGAGCGAGGGCAACGCCGGTGGTTTTGTTCCACTCCCCACCCTGGCCACCTATTTCGGACAGGCGTTCACGGACCCGCAACTACAGTCGTGGGCCACCTCGGCGGGCGGGTCCATGATATGGTACTACAACACACAGGCCCAATCCGGTGCCGGAAACACGTTCTTGAATGATTACGTGAAAACGGTCTACCATCCCCAACCGGCGGCACTGGCCACGAGCGACAATCAATCGTTGCTTGATTTCATGAACACCATTTCGCAGCTTTAGCACTCGTAGCTCTAGTCTTATCGATCTAGCTCTCTAACTAGGAAGGGAGAGGTTGGCTACTGAATTGGCGGACTAATGTCCACCGGGTGGGGATAACGTCGGTTTCTTTCACTTGGGGTGAGTCCGTACCGGTATTGTCTAATTTCCCGTTTTGAGATTGACAGGCGTTTGGTATGGAGTTGCTCGCGGCAATGGCTATCGCTTCACCAACGAATATATACGCCGATACCGGTTTGTCAGGTGTTGCGGGGTCCGATACCGTCCATACTTCACACTGCGCGTTCACACCAGTAATCGTGGGAAGCGTTTTAGTACCGCCCGCTGTTGGATTTTTGGTGGTGGAAAGCCATCCACAAACCTGGGGTGATGTCCCTTCACAATTATACGTGTAGAAGCCCACCATAGCACCGTTTGCAATTTTGTCCCCCGCATTTCCGTTAAATGTCCCGTTGTCTTTCAAACCTACCACTTGCCAGAGGAAATTACTGGCAGGGTCTGGTGTTTCCGACATGGAGGGGGCTTTATCATTCACATTTTGAAACGACATGTACGGTCCTGGGCTCCCCTCGCGTTGACCGTTGTCGGCTACGATGAATACAACGTCCCCATTTCGGAGAATTCTCATGTCGTCGATGATGGCCTGGTTTCCGGCTGCCGTGGGGAAGGAACCGACGGTCGCTAATTGTAGGGCTCTCGTACGTACATTTTTATTTGTACTATTATACTGGAGATTGGGAAAGACTAAAATACCAATGGTGTTGGTGTCGGTAGTCACCGATGAAAGCCTCGTAGAGAGGTCATCGAAAGAAATCCTTGCCTTGGTAGGGTCTCTCTCGTTCGGATTCGGGTTTGTCGAAAAACCACCAGAAAAAACCTGTAGTTGGTTACCGGTAGGATTGGTACTGGTTATCAAAAAAGGACGTCTCTTTTCGGTGTCTGGAAAAGTAGAGGAGGCAAGAAGCTGGACCCGGAAATACAATACAGGAAAGGAATCGTCCAAATAGCCAACGACTCCTGGATTTTTATTGAGAAAACCACCAAAATAATCACTGTCGCTCACTTTCTTATTTATTTTTCCACTGCCAGTCAACAAATATTTGAATAATTCATTCTGGAGTTGGTCCATTTCTAAATACATTTGTAGACCCGCTACCTGTGGATAGCAGGTGTACCCAGACAGGTCACCGGACGTGTCGCCAGTAATCTGGTCGGTCGACCAAAACGGAACGTACACGATTT